TTATATTACTTTGAGTGCTTCTGCCACTCTGTCCATTTCTAAATTCTTTTGTTCGTCTGTCGTATGAACGTAAAGGTTCATCGTGATACCTATGTTTGAGTGCCCCAGGATTGTCTGCAAGGTTTTGGGTGTCATACCGGCTTCAATACATCTTGTTGCAAAGGTATGCCTTAAAACGTGCATTGAAAATCTCGGTATGTGTGCTCTGTCACACGCTTTGTAAATTCCGGTATCGTATGTGCTGTTTTTCACCGGCGCTCCGGTCTTACACAAAAACACTCTGTCTCTCCATTGAATGTCAATAAATTTGAATGAAGCATTTTTGGCTTTCTGCAATTTCAAAAGTGATACAGCTTCATCAGTGAGTGGAATTGCCCTATATCCCGATTTGCTCTTAGGCGGACCCTCTCGCCATTCTCCTGTTGAATGTCTGTACTCTAAGCTCCTGACGATTTTGATTGTTTTGGCTTTAAAGTCTACATCTTCCCATTTAAGCCCCACAAGCTCGCCTGTCCTTAGCCCAGTCTGCAAGGCAAATCTGTATTGATACTCATATGATGTGCCTTTGATAGCTTCGCAGAATTTTTTCTGATTTTCAATCGTCAATGCTTCTTTCTTTGAGGATTCCTTACCTATGTCGGATTTCACCATGCGGTTGCACGGATTTTTGGGGATAATCTCGCTTTGATATGCATAGTCAAGCATGTTGTATAGCGCTATGCGCGTCTGATATATCGTTGCCGTTCTGTAATCCTCGTCAGCCATATTAGTCATTATCTTTTGACAGTGGAGCGTATTAACCTCTCGCAGTATCTTATTTCCGATAACAGGCTTTATGTTGCGTTTGTATCTCTCAGTGTAATTTCTTAGCGTGTTCGGTCTTACTGTGCGCTTCTTAACGCTTATCCAGTAGTCAAACCATGCATCAACCAACATGTCAGACGGAAAGTCGGGGTTGCTGTGCTCATCAGTGTACTGCTCATCGGCAAGCCACTTTTTGCACTCTTGCAGTTTAGCGAATAATTTCTGCACTCGCTTTCCACTCCTTGTCGTGTATCTGCCAACATAGTACTTGTCTTTTCTCTGACTAATGCCTCTACCTAGTTCTTTACCTTTCAAGTCCTTTCCCATATTAAATTTTCGCTCCTTTCACTTATGGAAAAGCCTTATGCAATTTATTATAATATCACATAAGGCTACATAAGTCCACATTTGATTATATCTCTATCGACTCTGCAATATACTTTTCAAACTCTTTTCGCTTGATTAATCGCCTCTTTCCGACATACATAACAAATTGGCACCTTGGGTTGTTTGTTATTTCTCGAAGCTTGTTCACTCCAATATTGCTGTATTCCGCAGCTTCATCGATCGTCAACGTTACTTTTTCCCATATTGGCACTTTGTTAATCATTGCCTGACTCCTTTCTATCTTTTCCTTAATGGTTGCCACTCTCCGGGAAGTGGTCGTTTTTGAAATTAATAGTCTCTGTGATACCTCTTCAAGGCTTTTGTCAGCAACTAGTAACTCAAAAACTTCCGCTTCCTCATCGGTGAAATTGGCATTTTTCGTAATCTCTTCAAGTTCCGGCTTAGTAAGTTTTGAAAACTTCATAAGCCTATCTCCTATTCTTCGGTTTTGCTTGCACTGTGTATACAAGTATTTGAGTATCGGCATGAGCTGTTACACATTTTGTTGTCCTCGTATACACACTGTCTTTCAATCGGTTCTATATCACTTATAGTTCTGCTATTCATCTTATCATCACTTCCTTTTTATATTGCTCTGCCATATATTGTCCGTAGCGCATGCCCTTGCTCTTAGCAAGCTCGCAGATTTCCGCAAGTTTGTTTTTCTTAACAGGCTTTCTTTTAAGCCTTTTCTTTTCTCTGATTTTTCTTAATTCCGTAGCTCTCTGCTGTCTGTGTGCTTCACAACACGTATTTTGGTTAGCTGCGGTCGGTGTAAATATCTTGCTACAGACTACACACTTAATTGGTTTGTAGTGTTTCATTGTTTGCCTCTCCATATTTCTTCATCAAGAATATACTGTCTGATAAATCTATCTGCGTACTGCGGGTGTATCATTGACCTTGCTGTTTTAACATTGTCTGTCCCTACTTTTACACAATGCTCTTTTGTCATTGTTTTTATAGCGTCCTTACATTCGATAGCGTTATAACTAATTGGCTCAAAAATAAGATTGTTCTGTGGCTCACAATTCAAAAACCAATACTGTGTAGGCTTTTTAAAGTAATCTCCGCTATCTCTCCTGTCTCTGTCAATTACCGCTGGGGAATAGCACCAATATCGTCTTAAAAAATGCTCTTCTGAATAAGGATTCTCCATTACCAGCTTTAATCCTTTTCTCATGCAAATAATAAACATTTTGTTTACCAAATCATACATAAGTGAAACTTCTTTAAGCAAATTCATATCAAATTCGCATTTTTCTTCTAAAGACCATTTTTTCTGACTTGCCGACTGCCCTCTGAACCACAGCATTATCTGATTTTCAAATCTTATGCAAGGGAAAAATGCAAATATTAAATCATCAGGGCTTATCTTATCAAACAAGCTTGGCTCACCTTGATACCCCCCCCTCTATCTCTTTAAAAAGGTCTGTAGCATAGTCAGTTTCGTTAAATTCATTCTGAATATCATAGTCGTAGGCTTCAATTCCATACTTTTTGAAAGCATTCTTGAATGTGCCTGACTGCTCAAATAAACAATGTACTATCATTCTAAATCCACCAAAAGGAAACCTCGGTTTTATGTGCGCACAACCTATTCCTTTCTGATAAATTAATTAATGTTTAATATTTTCGCTACACCGCTGCTCTTGTATCTCATCATCGGTCTTATCTCGTCCGTAGATGTCGTACCATGCAAGCGCTACCTCTATCAGACCAATTATGCCGAATACTATGAGGGCGGTGTATACTACTGTTGTTATGTTGGTCATTCTTCATCACTCCAATCGAATTTTTGACCACAATTCATACAATGGAAGTAGAAAGTCTTATTATCAGCCGGTATTCTGTCTGTCAAAATTTCTCCACATGTCGGACAGCACAAGTACTCCTCTTCCAAATCTTCAAAATACTGCTTCATGATAGGTTTCTTTGGTATCTGTTTTTCAAGTGCTGATATTGCAAATCTAATTGCTTCTAAAACGTTGTAATCAGGGTATGGCTTCCATCTTTCTTTTAGATACTCAAAATGCATTCGCAAAAATTCAATTGCTTTTTTCGCTGTCATATTATCTCTCGTTTTCTAACAATTCCGGATTGTCAAATCTGTTACCATTAACTTCAATTGTGCTTCCATAGCATTCTTCAAACTCAGATTTGTGACCGTCTGTATCTTCAACATTCCAACACATATCCTCTTGATTCCAGATAATCTCGTAAAAAGCTCTTTCGTCAGAATCCCATACAATATCATTTTCATAAATTAGCTTGCCATTCTTGTCTTGCGAACCTATGCATCGGCAGATTGTGGATGTGTCTATTTCAATAGCATATAAATCAGATGCATAACTTGGAACTATATAGTATTTTTCTTCTCCTGTATGTCCATATCTTATAATGTAGCCAACAACCCATTCTCCGTCACTAATCTCCTTTGCCTTGGATAAATATCTATCTTCCATATTCTCTCCTATTCTGCTTCTGATTGAAGCCAATTTAACATACATTTTTTTACATGCATCTTTATCATTTGGATGTACGCACGTATCATAGTTTCCTTTTTTCCAATTAACCATATGAGGGCAAAGATTGGACTCTGCTAACTCTTCATCCGACATATTCCTTATTCTGTCGGCATGGGTGTGGCTGTCGCTTTCCACAATCTCAAAATATGTATCAATGTAACCTAATACAGTTTTTAAATCGTAAGAACTATATCCGATAGAATAATCCTTTTTACCAACCTGTCTGTACTTCAATTCATAATAAGGCTTATTGTTCAGCATTCGCGCGATTACTTCTAAGCTGTCGACTTTAGCCTTATTTATCTTCGCCTTTCTGCTATCACATCTGCAACAAGGCTCATTCTCTCTTGAATCGCTGTTGTGCTGACAGTTACAAGTGCTATTAATGCTACCATTCAATTCAGCCAATTTGTTATAATAGTATCTTATATACTCCTTGCCATACATATTTACTGTCTTTTCAAACTCGTAAATAGCATTACATTCCGCAAGCTCTTTTATTTGTTTGCTACTACACATTATTCTCCACCTCTCAATTCTTTTAAATATTTCTTGTGCTCTTTTCTGAATTTCTTAGAATGTTTTTCAAGAATTTCATAAATGGCAATCTCATTGATTTGTGACTGTCCAAGTGGGTCTGAGACACACCAGCCGTCCGGTAACAAATACTCAATGATGAAGTGCCGGAATTCGGCATCACTCATGCCAACACCATACATGTTGTCTTTATCTTTTCTTGCTGAATATTTCTCTTTGAAAAACTCACTAATTGTCATTCTCCACCTCTCAATTCTTCAAAATAGAATTTTACATCGTCAGACACATACTTAACGATTCCAAACCGCTCTGCCACTTGATAAGGTATACTGTCACGCATAAGCCTTTTATGCAATCTCGATAAGTAGTCTCTGAATCCCTCAATATCAAGTGTGGCTTTGTAATGATTGCAACTCCTACAAGCTGGCATGTAATTTGAAATGTCGTCTGCTCCACCTATCCTAAGTGGTGTTGCATGGTCTACTTGCATATCTTTGTAAGTTATTTCTGTACCACAGTAAGCACAATGTCCGTTATACATGAGATATACAGATTGTCTCACTTTTTTAGGTATTGCTTTTCTTTTATTCATTCTCCGCCTCTCAATTCTTTCAGTTTTGTTTCGGCTTCTGCTTTTGTGAGGAATACTGTTTTGCCAAACTGCTTATCATAAAAACCTATTGAACTATCAAGATTTGCACAAAGCAAAGCTTCAATGTAAAACTCGTTTCTCCCTGTCCCTAGTGTACTGTGGTAATCAACTCGGATAACTCTGTACCTCTCCGCTTCACCACAACCCAACACGCCGTTGACATATACTGTATCTCCAACTTTACAAGGTAAAATAACAAGCCTGCCCTGTTCCTCTAAATCCTCATAATCTTTTAGCTTTCGATATACTGCATCTATTTCTTCACAGTCTGGCTCGCAAGCACGTTCCCATAATTCATCATCTATCCATGATGGATTGCTTTCTGTTAATCTCTCCATTACTGCTCCTTTCCGCAAGTCTGGCTAGTTCCCATGGTGTTGCATGCTCACCGTCACTCCACGATGTTCTTCCGTCAGCCCAAGCATAAACGCTTCCATTCTCATATTTTGCAAAATATCTTTTACCCCACTCGGAAAAATGTTATCTCTTACCAGTATTGGTGTATCAACTGCAACTTTTGACCAGTCAACAGGCGGTTCAACGTATTCACTAATTGCCCATTTTATCCTTTTGTTTCCGCAAGACATAACATCAGAACCATTGAATAAACAATCTTTACACTCTGATTTGCCACACGCTATCGGCTCTAATGTTGCTTTGTCAACTGCTATTGCGTCATTGCTACAAGCAATATCTAAAATCTGTTCTGCAAATTTCTCTCTATTTGTCATTGTTTTGTACTCCTTTCCCATAATCTGGCATGTACTTAAATCTTTCATATGCCTTATTGTCTCTGCGTTTTTCCATGTAGGCTTTCTGCCTATCGTCCCTCATCTGCTTTATGTGAGCATTTTGGGTTCCGTTGTTATCCCATGCGTAAGTCATTAATCAATCACCTTTATGTACCTTTCATCAACGTAATTAACTTCATCAGCAAGGCATTGTGCCACCTTCGGCAATGTCAGACCGAATTGATTAAATTTATACAGCGTGTCGATTAAGTCCCTAAATTCTGCGATAAGCTCTTTAATTTCCCTAACCGACAATTTAAACATCAGCTTTAGTGCCGTACATGCTAAAGCCATGTAGCTGTATGCCGTGTCATTTAAAAGCTGTCGTGTGTCATTTATCGTTAATGGATTGTTTCTCTGATAAATCCTAATCAACTGTTGCATTGGGATTAAATTAATCTCTTTCTGCACATCAATGCCGTATCTAACCTCCAAAAGTTCAGCAAGCGTTTCAGTTTTCATTTCTTTTTCAGTCTGTGCCCTTTCAAGGTACTCATTTATGGTTCTTTCAAGCCTTACAATGCGCTTATTGCCAAATCCATGGTGTAAATACAGTACATAGTAGCCCAAGTCCATAAAGTCTATGAAAGACCGCCTTACGAGCTTTCTGCGGTTATTGCTGCTTTTCAGCGTAACTCTTTCGGATTTTGTCCATGTAAAATCCGGCTCTTTGTGCTTTTTCTTTGGTTTCAGTTTGTTGCTCATATTTTTTCATTCTTTCTTCAAGTTCTCGTCTCGCCCTAATGAAACAGGCTTCTGTAGTTTCTTCTGCGACTTTTACAATCTCTTTACCGCGCCACCGGATAGTTATTTTTGTTTCCTTGCTATTGGTTTTGTAAATCATTTGCAAGTCATATTTCCTTTGCAGCGGTCGGTAAAAATCGTAAAAATCTTTCAAGGCGTCCATTGTGGACTCCTTTCTTTTATCTTCTGCCGTGCGATGTTTGCCTTTTCACAAGTTGCGTTCTTAACGTTTTGCTGATAGTGCATTTCGCAGACCTTATATCCGGGTTTTACCGGATTATCACAGAAAAAACATAGCCCTTGTTCGTATCTGCCGGTTCTTTCGGGCATTTTAACTCGTGCTCTTCTCATTGTTTCTCTGCAAAATGTGCAAGTGGTATGCCCCGGGTCTGCTTTTCTCTTGCGACAGCGTGTGCATATGCCATTTGCCTTGTCTTTTTCGTACCTCGCTTTTCGCCATGCTTTTTGTCGCTCGTTGTATTTTTTTACATCAGCAGTGCGTATCTTTGACATGGCCTCGGCTGATTTTGCCCTACACTCAACACAACTTTTTTCGTCACCATATAGCAAGTTTTTACCACATCTAGGGCAAACACCAACTGCCTGTAATTTTTTATAAAGCTCTCTGCCATATGCTGTACGTTTGCTGTTACATGCCGTGCAAACCACACCTTCTCTATCAAGTGGCTTTCCGCAAAGCACGCAAAGGTTACTGGCTTTTCGTTCTTCATATCTCTGTCTGGAATACTTGTCTTTTATCATTTTTTACTAGGAGTAAAGCCGGCTTTAATTGTGCGCACAAACCTCTTACCTCCTATCTTTTCATCTGCTCGATACGTTCTTTAATTTCTTTTGGCATTGGAATGCCTTTAATCGGCTTATTTTGGCTTTTATTATCTTCAAGCGATAGTTTTATCGTCTGTTGATTTTTAGAGCCGATTTGAGCCGAATACGAGCTTCTATTGGTATTTTCAATCAATGCCTTTATATCCTTTGGCATTTTTTGATATTCCTTTGCTCGATTAACAACTGTCCTGTAGGTTCTCATAAAATTTGACTGTACTACGTTTTCAATACTCTTGCTGTCCGTCAGCGCCCAGTTTCTAAGATTATCAGGACTCCCGACAGTCTTTTGTACAAGTGGTGGTAGCTTATTAAATTCTTCAACTGCACCATAGTAGCCATTTCGTAGTGCCCTGCTAACAAGGAACCATGCTTCCATTTCGTTAAGCTCTTGCGGATCTTGGATTAAGTGAAGTTTATCAAGTAACTGTCCTACGTTCGGTGCAAATCCGCTTGTATCAGAATGCATGTAAGTTTTCAGTGCCATAGATATTTGACTGTAGCTGTATTCTTCCAACATCATATTCCACACATCTACTGTCTCTGATAAATTGCTCGGCTTGTAATTGGGGTAGCAATCACACATTATGCGAATGATTTTAACGGTCTCGTCTCTTGTCATTTCTCTACCTCACACATTATCCCAATCAATGGTGCCTTTGTTAGCTGAATGTGGCTCATTGTCCTTTAGTGCAAACAGTCCTTGCCAGCAATGGTCTACTGACTGATTAAGAATTTTAACAGCTAAATCATTATCGCCCTTTGAAAGTCTCTCTATAGTGTTCATAGCTCGGTGTAATGCCATGTCGGTACATATTGGCTTTTTTATTTTTTTTCGCATTGTCAGATATTCCTGAAAAGCACTCTCCAGCATTTCATCATCAGGGTAGTAGACAGTTTTCTTTTTAGATATTGATTTATCAATATCTTTTTCTTTTATATCCTTAACTATACTATTCTTATCTATACTTACCTTACCTATACTTACCTTACCTATACTTTCCTTACCTACGGATACATCTTGTATACATTTTGTATCCATTTTGTTTACATCAAGCGTATACGCCTTATTTTTCTTTAATCCCAACATTGATTTTTCTTCAACATAATCAGTAGGTCTGTATCTGTCAGCCTGTATGTAATTGTGCATTTTCCAATGCTTAATCACGATTACACCGCTTTCAAATAAGAGCACAAACGATTTTGCAAGTAAGAGTTTAAAATCATCATCGGAAGCACCACACATTCGCTGTATTTTCTTAGGATTATTAACAAATCCATCATCGTCAGCATTCATAGATAGGTGAAAATAAAGCATTTGAGTACTGCTTGGCATATCAAGAAAAGCGTCACTTTCAGTTATTTTCTTAGCAAACATTCTACGTTCTGCCATTTTTAATCTCCTATTTTCTTCAAATTTCGGTTGATGTATTTTAATCTTTTTCCTCGTACTTTATACGCTTCAAGTTGCGCCCCTGTTTGAATTTCACCCATTCTTCAATCTCAACATTTGTGACCGCAAAAATCTGCTTCAAAATTTCCAAACAGATAATTACATCTGCCATTTCCTCAACAAGATTGCTTCTGTCACCTATACCTCTAATTTCCTTGCTAATTGCCTGTGACAGCTCGGAAAGTTCTTCCATGCACACCACAGACTGCATTCCCTCGCCATAATGCTTTATGCTCTTGGAAACTATTGATTTATCAACATTAATATTCATTTTGCACCTACTTTCTTATCTCCAATTAGTCCCAATAGTTCCATCGGGATGGATAATAATATTTGAGTATCCATCTTTATAATCGTTGTTTCTCTGCTGCCACATATCTCCTAATGTTAATCTTGCATGTTTTCCCATATAGTCAAATGTTGCATATACAAAGAAATCACCGATTCTAAAGGTATGAATATCAATATCATCATCATTCTGTAAATCATTCCATATTTTTACAGGATAATCTTTCTTTTCAAGCCCACTTAAAAATCTGAACGAAAAATTATCAGCTTCCATTTTCATAAAATCTTTAATATGCTCAATCGTTGGATTTTCAACTACTGTTTGGACTGTGCAATTAGGGAAATCACTAGGGTTTTTATGCACATAATCGTTATAAGATAAGTTGATATGTGCTAATCCGTTAAGTTCCTTTGAATATCCAGTAGTATTGATTGAACAAAACACATTATTGCTATGCTTTTTGTATGTATCAATAAGTTCTGAAACATGATTAGGATATAACCCCGGCTCTCCGCCTGTAATTGTAAGCCTTGCGTTGGGATGCTCCGACAATATCTTTTTTAACGACTCAATCTGTGCCTTAAAATTATTATCGCCTTGCATAGGGTTCTTTCTCTCTAAGCAGAACGGACAGTTATAAGGGCATTCCTGTGTTAATATCAACTGTACATTTATTCGATAATATAAAGGTCTGCCAAGAGATGTTTTATCCGTTCTATTTGCAAGCCTATACTGTAAATCGTTTTGCATTTCAGCTCTTATATCGTCGTAAGAATTAAAATGCGGTATTTTGTGTAATTTACTGCTCATTCACTTTCACCTACTTTCAATAAATCCATAAATTTCTCATACTGTTTCTGCGATACCTTGTTATGCTCTTTTTCTGGCTTTAAGCGGATTATAAGGTGCTTTTCAGCAATAGCCGATAATTCCCTCGCTAACACCTTTTTGCCTTGCTGTATGCCTTGCATATAGCCTTTAGGTGCTTTTCTCTCGCCTATTGAACCGCTTGCACGATTTTCTCCTTGACCGCCTAAACTGACATTCCTAAGTTGATAACCTTTATCGGCATATAGCTTGATGTAATACTTCTCTTTCTCGTCAAGCTGACTTTCGGGGAAATTCAGAAATTCGACTCGCCAACCATAAGGATTTTTCTCTTTGTCATACAGCTTATGTTTGCGTAAACTAAGGTCTATGTGCTGTTGATATCCTACAAGGTGGCTTGCCAATCTGCTAAGTGTATGTACCGCCTGTCCGATATAAGCATACTTAAAACCGTTTTCATCTTCTCGGAGTAGGAAGTAAATCCCACTCCTGTCATTCAGCTTTGGATTCAGCTTCAATAGTCGCTTTTTGTTTTCCTGTTCTATCGCCTTGGCTCTTGCTATGTTCTGATAATTCAAGCGTTACCACCTGCCTTTACTATCTCGATTGCCTTATCAATCCGCTTAACATCAGCGTTCATATTCTCATATAGCATATAAGCCTTAGTTTCTTTCAACTGTTCCACAACAGCATCTACATCATAGGCGGTCGGATATTTATCCAGTAATAGCAATACTGTATTTGTACTGAGCAAAGTTCCATTACTTAAAGTAACCGATTCTAAATCTTTCTTTAGTGTATCCGCGTCAATCAATCCCATACTTCCACCTCTTTAGTTAAATGGTAATTCCTCGTCAATATCATCAGGGATTGACATAAAGCTATCATCGGGTTTTGGCTGTGGTTCTGCACTGCTGCCACTTGAATTTTTACTGTCGCAAAACTCAAGCTTAGATATGTTGCAATCGTTAGTGTAGACTGTGTTTCCGTCTTTATTCTTGTAACTGCCTGTAGTCCACTCGCCGATAACTGCTATCTTTGAGCCTTTAAATACGTGCTTTTCTACTGTTTCAGCAATCTTGCCAAAAGCCACGCAGTTAATGAAATTTGCCTTATCGTCTTTCTTTTTAAAATTTTTATCAACGGCAAGTGTAAACCTTGCTATTGCCATTGCATTTTCACCCTGTGTATATCTAATATCCGGGTCGTGTGTCAATCGTCCTAAAAGTGTTACAATATTCATTATTTTTTCTCCTGTCTGTTTTAATCCCAACCTTTATAAAGACTTTCAGATACTTCAATCTCTCTGCTATCTAACTCATTCAAAGCTCTAATCAGCTTTAGTTTTGTTTCTCTGCAAGGGAAATATCCGTATTTTGCATATCTCAACATTCTCTCAAAGGTACTCATAGGGAATGGGATTTTATCATCAATGACAAGCCTTTTAAGATGTAAATGCTCAAAAAACTTATCATCATATATAACCCTGTATTCAATATGAGTTTCTACTTTATTGCCATCATCAAAAGGCAATTCTTCCACCTCTGCCCCTGTTTCATCTTCAATCTCTGCTTTGTAGTAGGCAAATTTAGTGATTGAAAAATCAAACTGGCTTATAATCTCTTCTGCTGTTCCATAGATTTTGCTAATCAGCTCAAGCCTTATCCCTGTCTCTTTGTGGATATAAGCCTTTACGTTATCATTTTCATATAAAAACTTGTACTTAGCTTCATCTTCTGAAACAGTATCTTCCATTGTTCCATCAGTATATCCGGCTGTCATACTGTCAAAATAATCAACAGCTTCGTCTCTATCGCCCTCATTTTGAAAGAATATATCAAGGTCTTTCACTTCCTCTTGATTAAATATATTTTTGAAGCAACCGCCACATATAAAGCCCTTGTGTCCTTCCATAAATTTATCAAGCCAGTTTAATATCCAGTAATTATCTCTGTTTTCTTTAATCAAAACGGACATTCATCTCCTTTCTTTAAAATCCATTCCTTATTACGCTCTGCAACATCCACATTCGCCCCACAAGCAACTTTTTTCATCTTCTCAATAAATAAGTCCTTGTCAGCATTTTCACTCGATAAATGGCACATTATGACGTTCTGCAAGCCATCTGAATAATTTGCCTTAACGAAATCACAAGCTGTGTCAATACTTAAATGACCTCTGAAAACGTGATTAGCTTTACCCATGTTATCCCTGTCAATTAAATCCTTGTCATAATTCGCACCTAAGAGAATGTGGTTTATGTCTTTAAATCTCCATTTGATTAATTCACAATCGGTTATGTAAAGCATTCTCCCCATTTCCCTGTGAGTAATCAGAAAGCCATATATCGGGCAAGGTTCACCATTTGCGTCTGTATGCGTCCAGTTTCCGTCTATTGTTGTCAAATCAAAAGGTTTTACTGTAAATTCGCCCATATTCATTGATTTACAGCTATCGCCTAAATATGGAGCAAGTATTGGTATTCCCATTGACTTAAAATCGTTTAATGACCTCGAATGATCGTCAATAATGCTCGTGTGAAATAAGGCAACCTACTATATTTTTTACATTCCAATCACACATCTTTTTTATGTCTTTAATCCCCATTCCTGCATCAAGAATAAGTGTTTCGTTTTGTGACATAAGAGCGTAAGAATTTCCTTTACTTCCAGTTCCACAACATTTCAATTTGAGCATTACATCACCTCGCTTTCATCTGCAAGTTTCCAAATATATCCGCCCGCCTGTTTTCTAATACCGCCTTTATTATTAAAAGGTTCTTTATTGGCTACTTGTAAAATATTTCTCTGACATATTCCTGTCATCCTACTTGCAACTTCTCCATTTACATATGTAGCGAGTAATACTCCATCCTTAGTGTATTGGCATATTTTTCTTGGCTTCTCATATTTGTTATAATTAACAATTCCTGTAACCACTTGTGGATGCGTTTTTTCCGTTTCTTTTCTGTGTCTCTTTGGATGAATATATTCCAAATTTGAAACGATATTGTTTTGCTTATTTCCGTCTTTATGGTGTACTTGATATCCTTGTGGTCTATCTCCTATAAAATGTTCTGCAACCAATTGATGTATTGCTATTGACTTCTTTTTGTTAGTTACAGAATTTCTTAAAACAATGCGAAGATAATCTCCTGTTGCATTTTGATTTGATAGAATATATCCGCCCTTTGTCTTTTTAAAACTCTTTACTCTTCCGTAATTGGAAATCTGATATTGCCCCTCAAAGCCTTTTATCCACTTCCATTCTTCATCCATACTCACACCTCGATTTCATCATCCTGTGGGAACTGAAAAACAATATTTCTATGGTAAATTCCATCCTCAAATTCTACGGATTCATTTATCCATGCTTTTCTAAGCATTTCCATAGCCTTATACGATTTCTCCTTGGAAGAGTACTCGCCTAATACATATTTTTCTCCATTATGTAGTGCCATAACGCTCTCCATTGCGTGGTACACAACTATCTGTTCATAAGGCAAATCAACATTGCCATACTGTGAAATTACTCTCATAGTCTCCAAAACCTCCCACATATTTTGCACTTATAGCCCCATTTATGATGCTTACAAAACTTAATCCAGTCGTGTCGATGCATTACTTAATCCTCCTCACTCTGCATGAATGGCGGCAGCTCCTCTGACTGCTTGTCGGCTGTGTCGGTCGGTTCTACATCAATTATGTTGTCCTCGTCAAAATCTACGCTATTTGCGTTTTCTTTGATTTCATCAGCAACAACCTTTTCTGTATCAAGTTTTACATCTGATACATTTTGAAATTCCTCTTGTGCATATAAACCTTGAAATCTATCTGGAAATGCTTCTCTTAAGGCCTGTACAACAGCTACTTTTCTAATCATTGTGGCTGGCTTTTTCGCCCATTGGCTGTTAAGCGAACCATCTTTTTTTCTTCCTGCGTACTCATCAAAGCCTACTGACTGATACTCGTCCTCTTTTCCGTCAATAAAGATTTTCGCCCAGCCACCTACGATAGTTTCGTTAGGTAAAACCATTGTTCCCTCTCGTTCCTCAACGGCTCCGTCCTTTTTAATTACAATAATTCCTGCTTTCTTTCCCTTATATCGTGGGTCTGCATTGGCTCTCTTTGTAAAAACGTCTTTTCCAGTAACTATTGTGGCTGGGTCGTTGCTTCCATACTTAATAAGGTATGCTTCTCTCAAAAACGGATTTAAGTGCTGGTATCTGCATAATGACATAAACATCATTACTTCTCCGTCAGATACATTGCCACCGCCACTTACAAGGTATCTTTTTATCATTGTTGGAGAAATTTTTACCATTTCCCCATTTGATTCATACTCAACTATCTGTGTATTCTCTGCCATAATTAATCCTCCTAAATCTCATTGAAAGCCTGAACCGCAAACAGTTCATTGGCTGTCTGCTTGAATAGAACTCCGTCAGATATAACTGTATACATATATCCGTCATACTTAAGCTCTACGGTATGCTTTTTACCGCCCATATAATAATTTCTCTCCTTAATACTCATGTCTATGCCTCCTATAATCCAAGTAACTTTTTGAGCGTTTCTCTCGCTCTCTCGGCTTCATCTTTCACCTGTTCCTCGCTTTTATCAGCAAGTCTAATTACCATTTTGCACTCTTCCTCTGAAAGTTCCTCTTTAAGCGCACGTAAAACAGTAACTGCCTCTGCCATAATATTGCTTCTTGTACCTCTAAATGTAACTTCTCCGTCTTTTGCTTTAATCATCTCTATTCCTCGCTTTCATTTATTATTTTTAATTCATCCGTAAGTTCCTTAATTTCTTTCAATTTGTCTGCAATTCTTCTTTCTGTCCTGTTTCGGAATGCCTCTTTTGCATATTCAAAGTTAGGTTCTGTAAGAAACATGCGGCCAAAATCAGTTATTCGCCCGACATCATCTTTCCTCACCACACTAAGGTAGTTTGGAAAAACTCTATCAACAGCCGCGTATGTCTTGGGCCTCTCTTCTGCTTCACATTCCTCAACGTATAAACCTTTAGGGTTACTACCATAAGTATCTAAATTGTAAAAGTATAATTTCATATCACACCGCCTCAATCACAAGCTCTTTGTCCTGTGTATGCTTTAATAAGATTAGCTGGTTATCAATCTGTGGTATTCTCCAATCATCAACGCTCTCTGTATCATCAATGATAATTGGAAAATTAACGTTTGCCACTTTCTGAAAAGCTCGGCATATGTCAACTTCCGTTAACATCCTTGCGCCATGATTGAGATTTCTTGCATATGCTTCACCATTGTAAGTGAAGTCGCAGCACTCCTCGGTATCGCCATTTAAGAGCGGTCTGAAAAGCTTTACTGTAGCAAAATTCAGATACTTATAAACGTCAGCCTGTAAGAGTTCGTTTTTCTTACGTGTAAACTCTTTCAGCAAATCAAGTTTTCTCTCCCAATCGGCAATTTCTTGGTTGAGGTCTTTTCTCTTATCCTCAAGCTCGGCTATGATATCGTCTATACGCTTGTTATTTGCCACTCCAAGCTCAATCTTTGTATCAACCGATGAAACTTGCCTTAACAGTTCGTTTTGCTCGTCTTTGAGCTTTCTGATAAGCTCTGATGTATCGTTTTCATCGGCAAGGGCTTTCTCTTTTTCCTCGATTTTGGCTTTAAGTGTCTGATACTCACTGTTGCCTGTCATATCAATATCAGTAGGTACCATTCCAAGCTCTTTAGCGATGCTATCACGTTCAAACTCGTTAGCAACAGTATCACGCTTTTCTGTCAGCTCCTTAAGTTCTGCTTCGAGGTCAGCTATCTCTTTTTCCCTATCCTCGATAACCTGTTTAAGCTCCTTGCTATCATTTGATAGTGCATTTCCTTTATCTTCAAGTGCCTTTAGGTTTCTTGTTTTTCGCTCGCCAAATTCAGCTCTCATGCTCTCTATCTTATCTTCCGGCAACTTCTGACCGCACATCGGGCAATTAATACTGCTCTCGTCAAAGGCAAGCTCTTTTGCTTTTCTCCAATCAGCACGTACCTTTTCTAAGCCCTCTGCACAAAGTCTAATCTCTCCTTCAGAGTTTTTAATGTTAGCCTTTTTAGCTCTTATCATTGACTCTGTTTTGTGAATTGAAGCATTGAAACCATCAATCTGTAACTGTAACTCCATGCGCTTTTTCTGATTGTCAGCATTGGCTTTTCTCTCCATGTCTGAAAGCTCAAATTTAAGGTTCATAATGTCCTCTGTGGCTTTCTGCTTGTCCTCTAAAATCTTATTGTAGTCGGACAGCTTATCTTCAATTTCCTTAAGCTGTGGCTCATAGGTTTTCTTTTGCAATTCAAGTTCTGCAAGGTCTGTATACTCATTGGTGGAATGAATTGTATCAATCCTTGTTGAGATTTCGTCTCTTTCCTTGACAAGTCCTTTTGAGCCATTTCTACCGCCTGTGCCGTTTAGCTTGCCACGGCATACTTTTTTGAGCTGGTCTACATCACCATCGTCAAACATCGGCTTGAGTTCGGCAAACTGTGGAAACATATCGCAGATTTCTTCATCAGTATGTGTTCCAAAATAGCTTGCAAGTGCTAATCTCTGCTCTGCCTGTGACTTGTTAAGTAATGTCATGGCATTTAAGCAGAATGGCAATACTCCAAGCTCTGCTATGTTGTCATTGATGTACTGATTGTAGTCAGCCGTCTTGTAAGGCACATCGTTAATTGAGTAATCGGTAACACTGCCTGTAATCTCACCCTTTTTGTTACGTTTCTGCCTTGTAACCTTTTTCAGAGTCTTTATTTTTCCGTCAATCTCAAAGGTGACAGCCCTCACAATATCAACATCGTCAATCTCGGCTCCGCTTTCATCATGCGGTCTTATGCCTGTAATCTCTCTGTCATTCTCATCGTGGCAATTCAGCACATCAAGAATAATTCTTTTAACTGTCGATTTGCCGACTTCATTCTGACCTGATAGCACAGTTTTCATTGAAAAATCTGTGTCTAATGTGTTTTTGCCGTAGAATTTGCAAAAATTCTGTGCAAAAATGTGTGTAATCTTCATTGCGTTTCCTCTCTTTCTATTTGTTTATGGTTTTTAGAATCAAATTTCCATGTAGGCTTGATTTTTTAACTACTCTCAAGTATGAGTCCGACTCCGATACAAAAAGCCACTCACTAGCCACATAATGAGCCTTGTTGAGCAATAGCTTCTGCTCTCTTGTTAATGGCTTCAATCTGTATCTTGTATCACCCAGCCTAATCCGTCTTACATTGTCGCTCATTCAGTTTCTCCATTTCTTTATCTAGTAACGTTTGAAAGTCAAATGATTTATCTTTGTGCCGTTTAGCTCGATATAGTTCTTGTAGGTAATCGTTAGCACTCTGACGCTTCAATTGGCTACCAATCGCAGTAGATGTCAAGATTTCCATTTCCGCTCCCTTCGTCATATACAATTCCTTGTATGCCAACAGGAGTATCGACTACAGTTCCGTGTGGTAAATCATCACTTGCAATTACTACATACTCGTTTTCGTCTACAACAAGTCCATGCTCGTTTAGATGTCTGCCCGGAATATTTAGACCGCCTCCGGGTAACACTCTCTGCGAGTACCACGTATAAGTGTAATCGCCGTATCGGACTCGACCTAGTTTCCTAAACCGGCTACAACTGTATTTCTTACGGCAAGTTGGAACTGTTCGCTCCTCATAAGTCTGCTCCACTACAACCGGCTCATTCTGAACTACTGTTGGCTCAATCTTCCCAAGCATTACGCTATTTAAATAGGAAGTAACACCGGCTGTCAGCTCAACTTTGCTATCTGCTTTCGCTGTTATTGGCTTTAAGGTCATAGTTCCAATTATTAAAGTCGATAACATCAATATCCTTTTTCTTCTCATGCGGTTCACCCTCCTCAATGAGACATATGGCAATCAAAATCAGCCAAAATACTGTTACGATTGCTCCAACGATAATACTCGCTGTCTTAATTCCGTATGCCACCGATAATCCAAGGAAAAATACAAATGCCATGGCCCCTAAAATCGAATATCCACAACCGGTGTAAAACTTCTCTTTCAAAGTTCTTTTTCTCATACAATCACCTCACTATGCAAAACTCTGTTGAGCGTTTGCATCATGAATAAGTTCATCAAGATACTTAGGCACGACATAGCAATCAATGAACTCATGCACATCGTCTATATACTTTCTCTTGATACTCTTATAAGTAGATACACAACCATACTCACGCTTTAACTGTGTCCATATATCAGAGAATGTCTTATGTCTGATACTGTTATCCCTGTATGCTTCGCTCTGCTTGCCACCAAGAATATTTACAACTCTGCGCTTAACGTGCTGTTGTATCTCATCAATATCGCAACTGTAAAGTGGTACATTTTCCTTAAGCTCGCTCACATCATCTTTGATGTCGTTTACTTTCTGCTCTAATTCTGTATAGCCCTGCGCCAAAAGCTGTATCTGACCGCCTGTTGTCTTTGGCATACCATAACTGCCTGTTTTTCTGATTGACGGAAGTACCTCATCCATTACCCACCGCTCAAATCTCTCTGCACTAGGCAATTTTGATTTCATAATAAGTCGGTATAAATCTCCCTCATTTATGTATGACATAGACTGCACTCCACTAGATGTAGGGGTGTCGCGTTTCACGACTCCCTTGCAATGCCTAGAAACTGCATCTCTCGGTGACGCATACCCAAGTGCGGTTGCCACATCTGTTGCTACAAAATATGGCTTTCCGTCAATTTCTATCATTCGGACTTCTCCGAACTCTTCATTGTTGAAAATTTGTAAATCGTTCATGTTTTCTCCTTTCTGTGGTATAATCCTCTTATTCTAAATAAGAAAAGAGGTGTAAATATGACTACTGAACAATGTGTGTCAGCTTATGCTACTGCTAAAATTTGTGGTTTTAACGGCTCATATAGTGATTTCAAAAAACTGTACGACCAATACTGTGATGAAATTATCAAAACATTGCCTAATGAAAAACCACAATTAGCAAAAGTCGAACCAGCTAACAATCCATTCCGTACCCTAAATTACTTCTAAAAGCTTTAATCACTGGGGAAATGGCGGTAAGTACTTTAATCGACAGTTCAATGTCGGTTTCTTCCGGGTGCTTATCGCCATTTTTGATTTCTCTGTAATCATCAACAATATCCATGGCGATATGCTGTGCGAATTCATCAATGCTGATATATCGAGAATCCTCTTTTTCAGCAATTACACTTTTTCCGTCCTTGTCTGTTATTGTGTATCTCTCTTTACTCATTTAATTAACTTCCTTTCTGTGGTTGTTTCTGTCATCTGTGCTTTAATGGAATTTGCTGCACATCATTCAGAAATAATTGATTTTGTCAAAGCTTTGGCAAAATAAAATGGCAAAAAATCTGAAACAGCAAAACAAATATTGAAAGCACTAATGCTACATCTGAAACAGATGGTTTTTTCATTTTTGCTCCTTTCTTTCTAATCCACAAAACTTTCAACCGGCTCATCAAGATAGCTTGCAATTTTAATCATGGTGTCTAATTTTGGCTTGCTTTTATCTCTCTTCCAATCTGAAAGTAACATGGGTGAAAAGTTCAAGTCTGTTGCTACTCGGTATGATGTGATACCCTTTTTCTTCAAAATTTGCTCAAATCTCGAATATGATTGAGCATATTTCTTAGAATTATTCATTTTTTACGCTCCTTTCCTTAAAAATACATTGATTTTATTAAGGAAATCCGTTATAATGAAACTTACCAAGATAACAAAATAACAAAATTAAAACCTAGGTTTTAAGGCTTTCCTTAATCTAGGTCTAGTATATTATAGTTTTCTTTAATTGTCAAGCATTATTTTAAAGTTTTCCATAATAATTTACGAGGGATTTTTTATGTACGAATACTATCAGAAATTACTAGACGAAAAAGGCTTAAAAAATGCCGATGTTGCAAGAGCTACAGGCATTTCAAACATGACTCTCTCCGATTGGAAAAGAGGAAAGAGTGAGCCAAAAACTAAAAATATGCAGAAAATTGCGGACTTTTTAGGCACAACTGTCGATTATTTTACTACGGGCAAAGAGACTGCGCCCGACAACGTGGAAAAGCGACAAGATGAATATACCGAACTCATAAGCTTATACTCAAAGCTATCAGAAGATAGTCAAAAAGCTATAATGCAGATTTTGAGAAATTTAAAATAAGGGGGATTTATTATGTATGTAATACTTATGATTATTATGGTTGTGGGATTGATTGTTTTACTTGAAAAATTAGCAGATATAGATAGTAGTAATAATGGAAATACCACGTATAATGAACAAGGACAGAAGTGTTGTCCATATTGTGGCTCGACACATTTCCAATATGCCGGTCAACAAATTTATGGTGCTCGTCCTGAAAAGACGAAAACTAGGTACACGGCAAATCTAAATCCGCTCCGACCTTTTACACTTGTTAATAAAAAAGAGAAGGTTGTGAAAAAGGCAAGAAGCGGATATGCCGTTGACGAGTTTATCTGTTTGAATTGTGGTAATCGTTTCAGATAAATCCTTTTGCAGAGGTAGGTTTTTCCTACCTCTATTTTTTATCCCCACCGCTTAATTGCTGACTTTATGAAGCCTAGCAAAAAGTCGAGTAGTTTTTCATTTTCAATGCTATCAATTAATTCCTTTATTTCTTCCTTATATTCCATACAATACTACCTCCGATACATCAATTATAGAACATTTGTTCTTAAACGTCAATAAGGACGGCAGAAAAATCCACCGCCCTACCGAAACTTGAAGAGTTCTCTTGTTTGAGAACATCATTACTGTAGCACTTTAAAGTGTTTTATTTTGTCGAATATTGACAACATGGACTGTAAAGAATAGAATGGTAAAAATAACTACAAAAGGAGATGTTAATATGGTAAAAACAAATAAATACAATTCCTACGTCATCAATGGTCAAAAAATCAATGTTAATGATATAATCAAGCATTATAATGGCAACTTAGGCATGGCTTGTAATGAAATATCGCAAAAGACTTTGGTTTCATTCGAAACAGCCAAATATTATGTAGAGCTGTGCCAAAAAGATGAGCCATTCATTAAGCAAAATTCCAGTGCAAGCTTTGCCTGTGGGATTTTAGGGACCATAGCTTTTGTTTTGTCAGCTCTTGGCCTGGGAATAGGTATAATTGTCATTCCTCTTGTAATTGCCTCAATCATAGTCGGCATTATTGACATTGTGACCATAGATAGTGAGATACCGCACAAGCATAATGGTATGGTAATTGGGCTTATATTAGATGCGTTTTTGATATTTGTAACCCTATTCCTGTAAAATAATTGAGAGGGCTTATGTTCTCTCTTTTTATGTGCAAAATCCTATTTGTGATAGTCTGCTAAACCAAAGTTTAGATAATACAAAGAAGAGCTTGAATTCCAAGTCTGACGCTAATAATACCCATAACAATAGGCACTATGTGGCGCATTTGAAGGCGGCTCTCAACGCTTTATGTTCCAATACATTTATTTATATGATGTACACTACATAATAAATAACCCCGACATTTTGTGTACTGCTATTATTATTCCAAAGAAGTACAGTAAAATCTTTATAGATATTTCTTCCAATTGATATGCCCTTGCCGCCAGCATAAATTATAGGAAGCTGCGTAATAACCCCTGCATCGCTTGGCAAAGAAAATGAAAAAGAGTATTCTCTATCGGAATTTCCAGTAACTGTTATTAATTCAGCCTTAATCGAGACAACAATATGATTTTTTACTAATGCATTAAGCTTAGTATTAATCTCGCTCTCAGTATAGTATCTATCATCATGGGTGTGAGGTTTCGGAGTTCTGGCATCCGACAGTCGGCTATCAGTGGTATTTACCTTAAAACTTAAACTTCGGTTTAATTCATCATATTTGTCATTTAAAATCTTGCCTTGACTCGCGTCTAATGCGCTTCCGGTGGTAGAAGTCGTGAGGTTATTCACCAAATCTTTAAAGGCAAAGCTTTTCAAATCAGCGAACCACTTCTTAATTTTTCCGAAGCCGACCGACACTTTTTCACCAGAAACAAGGTTTGCTCTAGTTGTTGTAGCGGCAAAAGTAACTGTTGTATCGCTTATATTTCCACCTTCTGCAACCGCTCCGATATTGGCAGGAGTTATGTTTACATTTCCTCTGCGATAATATGCTTCTTTTGCACCTTTTACTCCTGTTACCGGTGTGCCGGCAAGCACATCCCAATATCTATCAACAGTTAAATATACGTTACTTCCGGCAGGAATTATATTACCAGCCCCTTCTTTAAAATCAGTGGTTGTGGTAAACTGGTCGGTTATATTGTACATATCACCAGAATTAGCATCCGCTGTGCTCGGTAAGTCGGCAAAGTTGATTGTTCCAAGAGGTCTTAATGCTCCGCTGAAGCTCTCAGATATTTCTTTAACTTGTTCTGCGTACTTTTGCGCTTCCGACTCGCTCTTTGCAGAGTTAGTCTCACTTGTCCTAGCATTGCTTGCAGAAGCCTTAGCATTAGTTTCACTGGCCTTTGCGTTAGCTGCGCTTGTAGACGCATTAGCCTCTGATTTCTTAGCATTAGTTTCACTGGCCTTTGCGTTAGCTGCGCTTGTAGACGCATTAGCCTCTGATTTCTTAGCATTAGTTTCACTGGCCTTAGAATTTGTTTCGCTTGTCTTAGCGTTACGTGCAGAGATAGACGCACTGTCCTCACTTGTCCTAGCATTGGTTTCAGAAGCCTTGGCTTTTGTTTCGCTTGCCTTAGCATTGTTTGCAGAAGTAGCTGATTCTTGAGCTTTGCTTGTGGCAAGTTCTGCCGATTTTTGAGCTTGTGAAGCAGAACTGCTTGCTGAGTTGGCTTTTTCTGTCGCAGTTTGTGCTGATTTTTGAGCCTGTGACACGGATTGAGCCATGCCGTCAAGGTAACTCTGAATAAGTCTTTGAATTTCAACGTCAAAATCCTCAACAGTTCCCATTCGCTTAACTATTCCGGGTGCGAAACACATCCATATCTGCTGTTTTTTCGTGTCGGAATCGGTCGATACCGCCCATTCTCCAGCTTTCATTTTTAAAGGGTCAAACTCCGCGTATGCCCCTCGTCTCATTTGAATTGCCATAAGCTACACCTCACTTTCATCAATGCCTAATTTCTGACACAATCTTGAAAACCTATCTTCCAATTCATCTATGTGTTTTTGCATTTTATCAATCTTCTGCTCGTCTCCAGCAAGTCTTAGAATTAGGAATTGCTCATAGTTCATGCCATAGTACAGTGTATCGTCATCCGATGTTGCTTTGTTTTGGAAAATCATATTGAGATTTTCATCGACATGCCCTTTATCTTTAAGGTTTTTGATTATATCCTGTGCCATTGCTCCAAAATATAACGGTTTGTCTGAATATCCTTGTCTATTAAGATTATATTGAAATAAATCAACCGAGCCTACTGCATCAATATAATCTTGATTAATTGCTTTAATATTCTTTTTTAAGTGTTTATCTGACGAACTCCATACCCAAATAGTATCAACTTGGAAACTTAAGGCACTGCCATTCCAACCGCAATGGTATGTATGACCTGTTGCATCACCACACATTGCATATCCTCTATCGGTTTCTATAAATTTATCAGAGCCTATCTCTTGAGCATACATTGTCTGTGCACCTATAGAGCCTGTGGCTCCGTAAAGTGTAATCAAATTCTCATCATTTTTGACAATTCGCAAGACTGCGGCATTCATCCAAAGTTCATAATTGTTTCCCGAATTGTCAGTGGCCGTTAAATCAATCGTTGAATTACTTAAATTTCCGTTCAGTGCAATACTTCCACCGGACATATTAAAATTTGAAGCGGTTACTTTTCCATCGTTGTCAACTGCAAACACTCCATTTCCAATATCAATTGTTCCGCCAACAATATTCTTGCCGGTAATTGTTGTTCCTGTGATGTCCTCCGCGTCAACTGAACCGGCCTTAACACTAAGTGCATTTACATAGCTTGTAGTCACGGTGTCTTTTGTAATTTGTGTTGCTTTGTCCGAATCAATATATCCGGCACCATTCGTTAAATCGTTGGTGTCTGTTGGTATACTCGGCTTATTAGAGATATTATTCCATGATATATTAACTCCGTCAGCAAGCGTAATCCCCTTGTTGTCAAGCGTAATCAGGATTTTTCCGTTTGCGTCTTTGACATATTGCTTGCCGTTTGTGTTATCCTCACCGCCTAAAGTGAGTGTACCACCATGTGCCCAGTCAAAATTAATGCCGATAGCCGACATAATATTGAAAATAGCGTTTCCGTCTTTATCAACTCCGGCATTCCACGTTTTACCATAGTCACTTGATACAGCCATGCCATTAGCCGTCATTTTCCACTGTATGTTGCTCGAATTAAGGTCGGCTTTATTGTGCATAATGTAAATGATTGAGCCATCCTCTTGTTTCTGCTCGGTCTTAAAAAGTCCGAGTGATTGAGACATTAGCTGTGTCAGTAATTGCATTTGCTTGTCATATACACTTAGTTGTGCCTGTGCAACTTTCCTAGCCTGTACGATAGCCTTTGTCTCATTGCTAAATTTATCAGCACTATTTCTTGAAGCATTTTCAGCATCGCATGAAATTTTTGTACCGCTTCCAACTGTAAATGTTCGGTTGGAAATAAAACAGCTATAGGTATTCTGCTTGCGGTCTGTCACAAGCGCCACATCTCCACTCTCAATCAGTGGGTTTGACAAGAGTGTAGCGTCAAGAGGTCTGAACCTCATACCACCGATTTTTTTGAAGATATAGTTTGCAACTGTCTGTGCCTTTTCTGCCGAAATAAACGGATTATCAGAGATTGAGACTACATATCCCTCTTTTCCGGCAAGAGCATTAACATCTTTTGTCTTGTCCTCTTTTGAGGTTACAGTTACCTTTACCCCGGTGATAACAACATCATCAGTCGCAACGTTCAAGTCTTTTTGCGTGTAAATATTGTGGTAATTTCTCGCCTCCGTGAATGTTCCACCATCAGCACTATCTCCACTTGAATAGTCGGTGAACTTTCCACCATCAACGCTGTCTCCGTCAGAGTATGGTGTAGTTTTTGTGCTAAAAGTTCCGCCATTGTAATTTTGGCTCCCAAACTGGCTCATATCATACCACTCGATAAGCAATTCGCCATCGTGACCGCATTTGCCCCATAATCCGCTTAACTGCAAAATGTAAGCTATAGCCTGTCCATATGTGAGCTTTTGATTATCACTCGGTATCTCGTTAATCACGTAATCAGAGTTATCAAATCTTGCCATAGTAAAAGGTACATCACACTTAATACAAGCGTCTCTGACTACCTCATACGCTGTCGTAGGGTAGCTTAAATTGCTGTCATACTCACGATTGAAATTATTAATATTGTCAAGGCAAGTAAGTGTTATGAGTGAGCCGTCATAGCTTGTCTCGCTGACTCTATACTCACCGATTTTTAGTTTTTCGGTTGTGCCGTCAGAAAAACTTTTTGAAACATATGCTGTTACGCTTGCCTTGTCAAAATCATACTTGCTGTAATCCTCGTAAATGTTATTCAGCTTAATTTTCAGTTTTCCGGCAATCAAAGCCCCGATTGTGAAAGTACCATTGCTTGATGTTGAGTCATTAACTTCGAAGCCATTCGCCCACAGCTCACTATCACTAATAGGGATTTTCTCGCCACTTGCCGTAACTATGTCAGCAAAACAATTTACGTTTATGTCATTATCGAGCATTACTGCCCTTTGCCATTTAGCTGATACGTTTAGCATTTAATCACCGCCTTATTCTTCTATGAGAGGAAAGCTTAATACCTCATACCTCTTATTGCCAACAGTCCATATCTTGATAGGTGCGCTTCTGTCACCTACATAGAATGTGCGTGTTTCATCAGTGCCACTCATAGCGTCAGGATATGTTACCGATATATATTCCGGATTTACCATTTGAAGTATCTTTGCTGTCCTAGCCTTGTCTGTACCATTCCACGACAATTTAATTTGTCGTTTCTGTGCTATTCTATTCTTGTGCATTTTGCCGTCTTGTGTTCGTCCACTATCACTTGCAGACACATCAATCAAGCCCCATTCAAAGCTTGATGGAGTAGGTAATTCCACTCCGTCTACTAACATCATTGCCATATTGTTACCTCGCAAAAAGACACCCACGCAAGGGTGAGTGTCTTAGCCAAATTCATTTGCTACAATGTATCTTTGTCCGTGTTTTGCCTTGCCTACCTGTGTCATGCGATAGAGTGTTTCACTGTCGCATTTGAACACGTTTTCAATGATAGGTGGTGCAGAGTTTCCACCAGTGTTAGAGTTCATCATTACTTGTGCCATGCCCTCCATGACAGCCTGCTTAATTCCCTCTGTAATCTGTTGATTATTTGCTACCACGTTTTTGCCGTTTGAGAATTTACCTATCATCTCATTATGGTTTGCTAAAAACATTCCATCCTCGCCCTTTGGGAAACCGCCTTGGCGATAATACCTAATAGATATTTTCGGTAAACTGAATTTTCCAAAATCTTCCCAACTTACTGACAGGTGAGGGATTTTAATTTTTGCCGTTATGCTCGGTAAACTAATTCCTCGCCAAACACTAGGCAGATTATTCATCTTCCTTTCTGTTCCACTCATGGAATTGTTTGTGTTTGCGAGTGACCTACTGGCTTTAGCTGCAAAATCTGAAAATGAGCTTTTAGCGCCATTTGTGCTCGAGTTTGCCTTGTCTTGCATTTCCCCCATTTTTGCCTTGTTGCCATTAATAGAGTTGTTTATTGAGGCAAGGAATCCCAAAAGTCCGTTTTTAAGCCTTGAGAAAGCACTTTGAGAATTTGTCGAGCTTGTACTTGACTTATTCTCCATCTCTCCCATTTTGCCTTTAGTTCCGTCTATGCCGGAGTTTATATTGCTAAATGCTTGTCCTAGTGCGTTTGCAAGTCCGTTAAACACACCCTTTGAATTGGTTGTGCTTGTACTTGACTTGCTTTCAAGTTCTCCCATTTTATTTTTGGTGCCGTCTATTGCCGAATTTGTACCGCTTAGAGAGTTTTTTACACTATCGCTTGCAGTTTTGTGAGACGAACTAATGTCGCTTGTATCGTCTTTTGTCTTTTTCCTGTATTCGTCAAGTTTGCGTCCGGCTCCCGAAATATGCTCGTTCGTTTTTCCTACGCTTTTTCCGACACCATTCTGCATATCCTGTACAGCTTGGTCTACTTCTTCTCCGTATCTTTTGACATCATCTTTCGTCACCTTTGCGCTTTCACTTATAAGTGGTAATTCTACAAAAGGTAATTTATTTAACTTTGTAATAATTCCGTTTATGAAGTCTACTAGCCAGTTATTTACATCTGTTACAAGGTTTCCGCCAAACTTTGCCAAATCTCCCGAAATATATGTCAATAAATCAGTCCACCAACTTGTATCACTTAGGTTTTTGAAAATATCCCCCCAAGTGACATCTGTTCCGGCTATCCAATTTCCCACTGCTAAGCCTATGTTTGCGGCGGCGAGCACTATAGCTACAGAAATGGATATTTGCCATGAAGCACCGAGTAGTTTAGCTCCAAGTCCTGCCATTAAAGGTGAAACAATGGAATTAACATCAGTTCCTTTTGAGTCAAAAAACAGTGAAACACCATCTGCTGCAAGGACTAATCCGACTTTTGCAGAAACGCTTGATAGTTTTGACGATAATAGTGCGCCAACTTTTCCGTCTATTCCTGTTAATTTTGCAAGAGCAAAACCGGCTACAATTGTTGCGCTCAAAGGGTCTTCTTTAAACCAATTTGCAAGCCCTGTTATAATGCCCTCTGCAAGTCCATTAACAAGCTCGTGAACATCTTGGAAAACTCCTATCCAATCAATATTGGCAAAAAACGTACCAATTTGAGTACCGATTTCAGCCCAATTTGTACGTTCTACTGCTGTTGTTAGAGTTGTGAGTATTCCTTTAGCCCATGCTGATATAGTCTGCCCCAATAAAGCAAAATCAAAATTCTCAAAAAATCCATTAATGCCATTAGCAATCGACAAGCCAAAATTAGTCCAGTCGAATGTTGTGCCGAATGAATTGAGAAAATGTAAAGCTGTGTTTAGCGAACCGGCTATTGTTGCGCCTAGGTCATAAAAGAGCCTTGGGCTGATTAAACCATTGAGGAAATCTGCAAGCCCTTTTCCGAAATTGTCAGCTTTCCGATAAATTTTCTGCCAATCAATGCTCTCCATAGCACTCGCAAGAGCGTCACCGATGTACTTTCCGAGTGAGTATAAATCTTTGATTGATGATTTGTATTTTTCGAGCAATCCATCGGTCTTTTTCAGTGAACTATTAACTCCACTGTCGGCTCCACCACCACCTGAACCACCACTGCCTGAACCGCCACCACTGCCACTATCGCTGTTATCGTCAAGTGCGTGTATCTCATCTATACTAAGCAGTGTCTTTTTCAGTTTTTGGGCTTTCTTATTAGAACTATCAGCATTATCGCCAATATCGCCCACTCCGTCAGCTATGTCCTCCATGCCGTCAGCCGTGGCACCGCGACCGCTTATCTCGATAGTCCATCCGAAGATTGCTCCGAGTGCATCAGCTACAGTTCTTGTAAAGCTGATAACCTTGAGCATTACTTTACTTAAGGCTTGAACAAATGGCTTTAAAGCATTGATTATTACGCTACCTATGATACTGCCCCATGCTTGGAACTCTTGCTTAAGGACTCTTACACTGTTAGCCCAAGTGTTGGCGGTCTTAGCAAAATCACCTTGCGCAGCTTGCGTATTAGCCATGACATAATTGTACCTTAAGAGTACCTTTTCAGCTTGCGTCATTGACTTGATGTTTGCGTCAAGTCCGTTTTTCATAGCCCACTCTGAAAGAGTGGCTTGTGTTAAATCAAGTCCGTATCTCCTTAATGGTGCAATTGTTCCCGAAAAAATGGATTGTAAGCTCTTTGCAACATCAGCTTGGTCTACATCGTAAAATGAAGCCATATCCCCCGCTAGTCTCGTAAGATTAAGCGACATATCAGCCATACTGTCTGTAGTCTTGTATAGCGTGTTATTTTGGCTCATAAGAGCTTTATTCGTCACTGCCGTACCATTCGCCACTTGCTGTGATGTAATACTCAACCTCAATATTTTGCGTGGTAGCGTCAACTACCTCATTCACAATGTACCGAGCATAGTCTGTAATGTATGAGGGTGTTTTCTTTGCCTTACAATACTGTGTGGCAATGCTCTCATATCTGATGATAAATTCTTTGGTGATAGTTGTTGTCTCTGTTTCTTCCTTGCCGGATAGCAAGGCAAATAACATAACAAAGATTTTTTCAAACTTTTCAGCAAGCTTTTTTCTATCTTCCTTTTCCTCGTCAGATAAATCCATCTCACCAAAATATGTGTCATAATCTATGTCTTGTATTTCATTTTTGTTAAGTGCGTGGATTTCATCTGCCATATCAAGCTCCAAAATAAATTGACAGCCAATTATTCATCGGCTGTCTTTCCATTGTTCTTATCATCGTTATTATTGTTAGGTGTAGCTGTTGTCGGCTGTTCTTCCGGGAATAACATTTCCATCCGCTTAGCACTTTCGAGAGTAACTTGTTCAGGGTCACTAAACATGTCAATCGTCTTAACAGCTCTCTTGTAATTGATACCGCACCTAAGTAATATTTCAAGCACTTCTGCCTTAACAAGCATGTTGTCTAGCTTATTATGATTAATGTGTATCTCAACATCACTAGGCATAAGCGTAAAGCCTTTATTAATTCTCAGCCTGTTAAGAATAAGCCTAAGCGCCATTCTCTCTGATTTCTTGAGGATAGGCTCATTAATAGCCGTCCTAAGTCCGGCATCGTAATGTCCGTTTCGTAGTTCTACGGCAGAACCGGTGTCACCGCCTGTGTTGCCCTGACGATTTGCAAGACCTTGAATGCTTAGAAATCTTTCAAAAAGGTCTGTGAAAACCACTTGCCCCTCTGTCTGATTAAGTTCGCTCGTCATTACATCAACATCAGCCTTGTTGTCTGAACCATTGTTAGATTTAACTACCAACGCTCCCTCTTGTCGCATTTTTCTGAATGTATCTATGTCAATCTCACAATTAACGAATTTCACCCATGCAGACACAAACTGCTCGACACCATTAATTCTGTCCGATGTAAGCACGTTAATAGCGTCTGTGATTGCAATAGTCATTTCAATATCAGATAATCGCCTTGCATTGTTTGGATATTCAATCACCGGAATTGCTCTATTGCCGTTTATTCCGCTTGCATAAATTTTGTCGTTGCGAATATCAAACCACTCATTATCAGTGAACACATAATAAATATCTTCTCCATCCTCGTCCTCTCCGATTTGACAAGAGAATGCCGGACGTCCGTTTGAGTAGTATGCTACAAAGGTATACATTGGATTTTCAGAAGATAAATAAAAGTCACTTTCATCAAGTAACTGTCCTTGTCCGTCATCATTACCGATGAATCTGTAGCCAGTACCACATATGCTTCTCCAACGATGTATGTCTATGTCACACTCCTGTTTGCTTTCTGAATCCATTGTGATATTAAGCTGTGTGATTTCCTCCGACTTGTGGTTATCGGTGCCACGTAGCACATATTGGATTGGCTCGGCACACATCTCTGCGGTCTTGCGCTCAACAAGCTCGTATGCAAGATTTACAGCAATCTTGTTATTGATTTCCGGGCGGTTCACTTTCTGTCGATACAAAATCGGTTGGTCACCACGATAGTATCTGTCAAGATACTCAATCTCAATGGCATTTTGCTCGTGAATTACAAGTGCTTTATTCAGTTCTTCGATTATGTTGTTTTTTGTGATTTGCCTTTTACGTGTGAAAATAACTTGTCTGCCGTAATTATTGTGACAGACAGCCGAAAAAGGTCTTACGTTTTTATGAGCATATCTATACATCAATAAAACCTCATGCCACTTGCAGAAGTTCTCTGTGGAACCTCTTTTATCTGAAATTCTTGCGTGCCAGCCCAAAACCATATCCATTTACGGCAGTGCGTACACATTACTTTGTGGCGCTTCTTATCGCTTTTATTTACCCACGTTAATAGCTTTCCGCAACGAGGGCACATTACACTTCGTTTTCCTGTTGGTACAATATTCTGATTATCCATGTTGTCCTCGCTTCACTAAAAATGGCACCCACAATCTGTGAGCGCCATTTCTAAAAGAGATTTTACGCAATGAACGAATTACGATTTTTTCATAGTTATATTATAACTGTCAATTTTTTAAGTGTATATATGCAATGATATGCAAAACTATGCACACTACTGCACATTTTCAAGATATTCTTTTCCGTAAAGCCTTTCAAACTCTTGCAAGGCTCTGCCGTGGATTGTAAATATCTTTCTTATGCTCCAATTTGTAGCCTGGGCGATTTCTTCAAAAGTGTTTTGATTGACATATCTCATTGAGAGTACATGATAGTAGTCGGTATTCTCCATACTATCAATTTGACCGATGATATGGTTTCTTTTTCTCATAAATTCATCAACAAGTCTGTCTGTATCTTTTTCCAAGTCCACAATTTTAGTTACTGTACTGCCTAATTTATCTTTGTCAGATGAAACATCAACTGCCTCTTTGTCTGTTGAAACAGTAACACTACATGCTATTGTCTTAAGCCTGTATATTTCAGACAGCTTGTTTTGTATCATTTTATCTAATCTGCTAATTTGATTTAAGTAAGTTTTTGTATTCATAATTTCGCTCTCCTCATTGCATACTTATAATTAATAAATTCTTCCCAATATATCTTGTCGAACCGAGTGTCTCTAAATCTATTATCAAACTTTCTTTTATCAACTATAAAGTCTAAACCCTCTTTTAATCCCAGTATAATATAATCAGGCACAAACGAAGCCGGTATTCTCACAATCTCATAATCATTGTCAATACAGCTCATTATTTTTCTTTCTCTTAAAAAATCCTTATTTTCATCTGTGTGATATATTTCGCCATCAACTTCAACAATCTTCTTTAAATCCGGTATGAAAAAGTCTACTTTGCACTCGCATATTTTGTAATTCGGATAATATTTAATGTTTTCCTTTTCAAGCTGTATAGCAAAGCAAATTTCATTTACACTATTAAAAACATAGCCCTCAGACATTATTTTTCGTGCAACCTCGCAAGCTTCTTGTTCATAGTCTAAGTCTTTAATTCTTTTTCGTTTTGCCTTTTTCTCTATTTTTTCTTTTGCTTTATCTACATTTGTAAGCTGGTTTAGCAATTTTATTTTTCTATCGCATTCCTCACAAACGTATTTTTGCTTTTTGTTAATTTCGATAGTGGCTCCGCACATAAAACAAGTATTTGTCATTAATAAAGCCCTCCTCTGAACGGATTGTGTACTGCTTCAACCTTTGCTATCCTACTGCCTTGTGTCATTCTTAAGGCAAAGTTTGAAAAAACATCAGGAACATCATCAAGCTGTTTTTTGCCTGTTACTGAATATCGTTTCAGCAGTGATACCATCACTCCATAAGGCTCATTGGGCTTATAAAGTGATTGGTCTTTGAAAATAATATGTTGTAAAATCCAGTTAGAACACTGAAAAATGCGTGCTTCCTTATTTGTCTCTGTCGGTACATCAGTGATGTTGCATATCCACCCTTTATTTTCGACTCTCTTATTAACTTCCATAGCCACTCTGTCACCGCCGGCATTACGTTCAAACTCACACTCTTGTACCTGATTATTGACTAATGTGTTTGACGCATTTTCATACTGCATTTCATAGTCTGCCGTATTATCGCACACGCAATCAACGCAGTAATAGTCCTCGCCATATTTTTGTAGTATTGGCATAACAAAATAGTCTGTGCCTTTTCCTTTTGTATCGCATTGAGCTGTGATAATTTCTGGCTCACCATGTGGTAGATTGAAGTATCTGCGGATTTTATCATCGGGAAACAATAGGCCCTCACGCTCAATAGGTTCCTGTTTATACAAACATCGGTAAGAGATTTCGTCCATGAGTAATTGTTGGTCGGCAAAAAACTCTTTTGTAAAACCGCCATACTCATAATCAAAATTGCTTTCCCCTGTCACCGGATCTACATCAGGAACCGATATTGTTTTGACTCTCGGATTTCCGACATACATATTTTGAATGCGTCCGATAACATCATGTACGCTCCAACGAGTGGCAATATGTATCTCTTTACACGGCTTTCCGTCCGTATCTTGTGTCTTACGTTGTCTTGCGTCTACTGCGTATTTATCCCACAACTTATCAAGTATTGTAGGATTTAAGGCTTCCTCAATTCCGCCTATCATATCATCAACTAACAAAAATTTACTTGCACGGACTTTTCCAGCATTCTTACTTCCGACAGAAGTACATTGTACTGACGGAAAAGGTTTGTATTTGCCAATATTGAATTGCTCCATTTTGGCATTCGTGCTTGTAACTGATAGATTGGGAAAAATGTCATGCCATGCATAATCATCATCATTAGTAACAATGTCGTATACACCATCGTAGTACATTCGTGTAATATCGCCACTGTGCGAATAAAATAGGCTGTAGTCTTTTGGAAACCAACCGGCAACTGCCGAATGAAAAAATTTCTCAATCGTACTCTTTCCAGCTCCAGGCACTAGGCTCACGCACAATATGTCGTATTTATCATCAATCATGCCTTGCAATGCGTCCACAAGTCCGATTTTGATTAGTTGTTTCCTACGTGGCATATAAAATCGGTCTTTAGGCTCACGCTTTTTCTCTATGTACTGAAAATAGCTGTCAACTATTTTGTTTTGAGCCTCAAGTAGCAAAACCTCATATTTTTTGTTTATCAGCTCATATGTGGTTTTGTGGTCGAATGCGTATTTTTCCAAGTCCCAAATCGTACCGCCTGTTTTAGCCGTGCAGAAGTCCTCTATAAGCTCTTTTGCCCTCTTAGTGAGTTGTAGTCCATACTCAATATCTTTCTCGCCATTTATGGCTACACTGCAAGCGTCTACATAGGCATTAATTACTTGCTCGTCTTTCCCTTTATCCTTTATGTAGTTTTCATATCCGTTTACTGTGGAAATAAGGCTCTGACTAGCCATGAAAAAAGCACCTCCACTTTTAAAAAGCAAAGGTGCTTATAGACCTCTGCCTATAATTGTTCTAGGGTAGCGACTACAATCAATCTGTAGCCGGTAATTGTTTTTATTCGTTTGCTTTGAAATTGTAAATCGGTTTTATAATGTCAACTATTTCAACAGTGTCTTTTATATTTCCAATTATTTCATCCATTGTTTTATATGCCATAGGGCTTTCATCAATCGTAGATGTGTTTACAGATGTTGTAAATATTCCGTCCATTGCTTTTTGGTACTCTTCTAGCAAAATGCTTTCTTTTGCCTTTGACCTGCTCATTGTTCGCCCTGCTCCATGCGGTGCTGAATAATTCCAATCTTCATTTCCCTTGCCAATTCCCAAAATACAACCGTCACGCATGTTTATTGGTATTAGTACTTTTTCACCCACTTTTGCAGAAATAGCACCTTTACGAACAATATTTGTATCGTGTTCAATGTAGTTGTGAATCGTTTGAAATCGCTCCGTTTCTTTTGTAACTTCCCAACCCATATAGTAACAAATAATGCTCTGAATGACTCTTCTGTTAATTTCCGCAAACTCTTGGCATAATTTCATATCGTGTAAATACATTTCTCTATGTTTTCCAACAAGATATGATAACTCTCTAGGGATTTTAGTTGTATTTGTTTCGTAGGACTGCTTTAATTCTTTGATAGCCTTGCTGATTTCTCTTTCTCTTTTACATTTTTTGTATTCAGCAATCAATTTCTCACTATCTTGTTTGAAATTCGATTTTCCCGAAATATCATCAATCGCCATTTGCTGATATATTTCTGCGACTTGCTTTCCGACATTTCTACTTCCCGAATGAATAACAAGATATTTATTATTCTTGCTGTCGCTATCAACTTCGATAAAATGATTGCCGCCTCCCAACGTGCCGCAACTTCTTTTCAGCCAATCTATATTTTTCAACTGCTCCTTGCAATACAATTTTTCAATAATATCGCTTGCGACAGATGAGTTTTCTTCTTCATGAACTTTTCTACCACTTGGAACATATTTTCTAATGACGTTATCTAATCTCTCAAAATCAATATCAATATTCCCCAAGTTTGTAGTAAGCATCCCACAGCCTATGTCAACTCCAACAATGTTCGGTATTACTTTTTCTCCTAAATCAGCAGTAAATCCTATAACGCACCCTGCTCCCGCATGAACATCTGGCATAATTCTTATCTTGCAATCCGAAAATGCTGGCTGTTTTACAAGCGTATATATCTGATTTAATGCTTCATGTTCTATATTTTCTGTAAATATTTTCAAATCAACCATGATATATTCCTTTCTGCCTTCTTTTATATTTTATCAACCTTTATCTTTCTAAGGTCAGCAACTACAATTAGTCCGTAGTCGGTAATATCGCTTAATCAATATCTGCAATGCTTTCTACGAAGCAGTTATAATAGATATATCTCTTGCCGTTAAAATCAAACTTAACATATCCACCATCGTTTGTATCAATATCAATCTTGCCTTCATATGTTGCAAGTTCTTTACCATCTGCCGTGTATACAGTAATTGTTCTTTGCATACCGCCATTTACATCACTTTTCATATCTGTTACCATTCTGTCCCATGACGCACATCCGGTCATTCCAAAACACAATGTCAATCCTAATACAACTGCTATAATTTTCTTCTTCATAATTTCTTCCTTTCTGCTCGTATCAAATAATATTTAATTTCTGAAATGTCTTATATATTTTCGGGGTTTGAATTGCAAGCCAGTCAACCATTTCCTCATTCTTCGCCCATGCACCATCAAACCGATTTGAACTATCAGACAGTCCGCTCTCATTCAGAAAAGCGTGCATAATTTCATGTCTTAAGGTCTTTTTGCGATATATTTCCTGCGCTTTTTCGTCCATGCCTACAAAGTATTTTTCTTCGGACATATCGGCAACTACAATCAACTTGTTTTCTTCTTCGCAATAGCCCGCAAGACCTTTTTTCTCCATGTAACTGTCCTCTGATACTTTGTGGATTTCAATTCTGTATTCTGTTCCAAGAATATCTATTTTTATTGTATCATCGCAAATAACAGACTCGTTCTGTGATGTTTTTGTTCCCGATTTGGCTTCGTCTAATTGTTTTCGAAGTCTTGTTATTCCTTTTTCCATTTTCTTAATTGTACTTAGATACTCCATATTCTCACTCCTCAAAGCAATCTCTCAATTTCTTTTCGACATTTTTTCTAAGCCATTCTGGGATTGAATCATCTTTGCTTATACATGGTGCCTTTGTTGAATAGCCACCAGATATGTCACCGCAAAGCATTGTGTTCTGATATTCCATAATCTCGCTACTTCTCCACATTATTCGCTAATGATTTTGTTTCCTCTAGAATTTTCGTTTCTAATGCTCTTGAAAATTCATAATTATTTTTCGGGTATCTGCCTAAAATTGATTTTGCATACTCATTGACTGCATCGACTGAAATATCAATGTCAATAGTCATATCATGAAATTCGGATGTTTCTATAGGCTCACCATTTCTACCGCCTATTTCGTGCGATTGTGCTTCTCTAAGCGCTTCACGCTCTATTGATTTAATTACTTCTGCCATGCTCATTACTCAAACGCTCCCTCAAATCCTTGCAACTATATGTTCTTTTGCAAAATCTTTTTTAGCTTCATCGTAGATAACCGAACTATTTTTATCAGTTTTCAATCTATCAAATTCGCAAGTAACCTTTATACCATCTTTGTTACTGCATTCTGCATGATAATCAATTACGCGTACTTTCTTCTGCCATTTTCCATTGGCATAAATCTTTGTGTAACCGCCAGCTCTTGTTTTGATTATGATTTTTGAACGTGTTTTCTTCATTTCCAATGCACCTTGAACCCTTTCTTCTTATACTCCTCTACGGCTTTTTTAAGGCTCATATCGTCCTCATACTTTTCATTCAGCATAATCAGCACATTATCTTTTTCAATGCCGTATATGTTGCAATTTGCAAGTTTCTTAGCCGTTCCAAGTATAGCTTTTGCCCGCTTGTGGCTCATTTCATAGGTTTGGGTTCCCATATTAACTATCATTTCTCATAAACTCCTCAAAATCTTCCATGCACTCATTGCATAAGTCGTAGGTTGTATTCAATACGCCGTTTCTCGTGATTGAGTTCACACCCAACAGTCCTACTTTTATTTCTTTTCCACACCTGTCACAAGTGTGCCATTCTTTTTGATGTTTCATTCTTCCACCGCCTATTCTATATGCTTAAATGTTCGCTACAATCATTGTCAAAAGAAATATAATACTTAAAAACCCACTTCTGCGACTTCTCTAATATTTTTGGATTTCTTTATGCACCATAACGATAAGAGATAGTAAATAAACAATGCTATTTTGTACGATATCATTCTTCCACCAACTTTCTACCACAGATAGGGCAAAATTTTATATCTTCAATTTCAATTCCAGACATAAAAGGGTCACTACATCCGAAAAATAAATGAAATGCATTTTCAAATTCAACAATTTGTGTTTCATTTTTTTCGGGATAATATCCGCCTCTAAAAGCTCCTTGCTTGATTTTTTCCAATTTTCCTATTTTGCAACAAAACTCACACATACTTAGTCCTCTCTCAGTTTTTTACCACACATAGGGCAATAATTGATTTCCATAACTTCCCAACAATCAGAATTGCTGTCAAACATACCAATCTGATACGTGTTATCTTCCGCTTGCATAATCCCGTCTGATAAGTTTCTGTTTGGAACTAAGCTATAATCATCAGTATTCCATTTTGTAGGATTTTCGCAAAATTCACACATGCTTCTCACCCTTCCTTCGCCTTAAACAGTGTGTCAGGGAATGGAATGCCTAAAAAATGCATATTTGCGTACTTCCTAAATGTCGGCACACTCATGCCGGCAATCTTTGCAGCTTGTGCCTGTGAACATCTGCCATATGCGTATTCCATCAATCCCTCTCGGAATGAATCAATATTTCGTGTCTTAACTCCCTTTGCCATATTTATACCTCCGCTTAGTACTCTATAATGCCTTGCGCCAACTGTAGCAGATAGTCGCTTTTAGCAAAATGCGTTTTTGACTACTTCTCCGACTGTCTTGT